TGCTGGAGTTGTGTCTGCTTCTTCTGCTCTTTCTGATACCAGTCCTTGTACTCTTCTTCTAATGCCCCTTTGTACCAAGTCTTGAAGGATTCCTCAGACTGCTCTCGTTGTTTCAAGAATTCAGCAGTAGGATCAGGTCCAAACTGTTTTGGTACGAGCTTCTCAGCTTTGTAAGATTCTTTCTCAAGCTGGAGCTTAAAGTGTCGAGCTTCCTGTGCGGCAGTCTGGAAGCCTCTGCGTACACCGGCTGCATCTACTGCCAGTGAGACTTCCAGATGATGGATTGATTCTCCAGCCATTATTTTTTCATGCCCGCAAAAGCACTCAGGATAGCACGAAACCCATTTCTAATAGTAGAGACGGGTTTAGCAATTATCTTATCCATCCGCCAAGTGTAGTCTTTTTGGATAGCCCACTCTTTGACCATCCAGGGTTGAGCAGTTGACTTTGGATTATTCACTTTGATATTCCATGCTGTTTGAATAGCCATCATATCATCGTGCATTCCCCAGCGATACTCCAACCAGAACTTATGATGCTCATCAAATTCTGAGATAGGAATAGACTCAATCTCGCTTCGTGTCTTCCCCCAGCGACTGCATAAGAACAGAATGAACCACTCTCTGTCGCTGGGAGTTATTAGTTTTTTGTTAGTTCTTTCTCCACCCATAGCTTGGTACGTATTAGCAAGTTGATCTCCTGCATCTGACCCACTGTCAAGTTGTCCAGGAAGTAATCAACGATACGAACCAGGTAGGGTGCTTCTACTTCATCGAGAGTCTGACGAATAGAAAGGTCTTCCTGAACCTGAACCTCCCACTGTTCTGGTGATTCTGCGTGGAGACTATTGATCAATTGCGGCAAGAATGGGTTGCCATTATCGTAAAGACAGATCAAAGCCCGCAGACCAGAGAAGTATTGAGCCTCTACGTGATCCTCATCTACTTTGGGGAAGTCTCTCAACTTCATTACAAATGCAGATGCTAATCCAGCAGAGGGTTCAACAAGTTCATCAGTTTCGGAATCAGGAACAGGAAGACGCTTGAGGGGTTTTAAGAGCATGAATAATCTCAGGGGGTTAGGGGGTGGTATAGATTATACCGGAGCAGTTACTTCAAAAGCATTGATCCGGTATACCAGTTCAGCAACTTGACGAGCACCAGCATCATCTGACAGCACTGTGCCGGATGGTGTGAACTTATTGCAGTACCCTGTAAGAGTCAGGATAGATCCAGTTGTTTCTCCATCTGCTGCTGGGAATTCAATCAACAGATCACCAGCACGGCCATCCATAAATGCAGCAAATTCACGCCCACCATAAGTATCGTCCGGATCCCAATCAACAGTGAATGTTATTGTACCGAAGTCAACGATCTTACCAGGGCGGAATGTACGAATGCGGTTACCCCATCCATCCAGTGTCGTATTGGAGCAGGTTGTTTCCACATCGCCACGGGTAATACCGGACCATGTAGGACCGTCTGTTACGCAGGCCAGTACATCACTGGTAGCATCTACTGAACCAAGTGGAGCACTTGTACCAGCAGGTGCTGTATCCTGCTCGAAGAATCTGATATTGATTCTGGACGCATCTCGATTTGACATTAAAACCTCCTAACAGGTTGCTTTACCAGTGAATGACAGGACAATTAAAGTCAAATCAGGATTGGACTGTCCCGTTTTCAAAACAGACGTTTCATTCTGAGAATCTAATCTCAAGTAATTTACGAACACTCCGGTAGTCCCGATAGTGTAAGCGGTTAGTTGTGTACGCCGACCGGAGGAAATCGGCTGACACACGGCAAGTATAGCAGTAACAAGTGCTTTTCTCTGAGTATTATCATGTGCTATACATGCTACATCCAGAGAGAAATTGCACATCTCTCTGCCATCAAGACCAGCCATACCTACGGAGGAATGGTACGGCGTGCAATCATCAATATCATAAAAGACATAACCATTAGGAGTTGCTTTCAAATCCAGAGATGGAACAAAAGCAGACTTGTAAACAGGTACAGTCGTTGCACCTGAGATCAATGATTGAATGCCTATATCAAGGGGGAAAGGAAAGGTCACTTAAAAGCCTTTCGGAAGTGATCAACTACCTTAGCTTCAAAGATCTGAACTGCCTGACTCCTGGTCTCAGTATACGTTCGCTGTACAAAGTGATGTCCACCAAACACACGAGTACGTTTACCCGCCCACGGTCCTTTTGTGTCTGTTGCACTGAATCCAGATTCTACCAGGTGCCAGTAATTGTTTGGTCTGCGTTTACGATGAGGACTGCGTAGACCACCCTTCACACCGTAGTTTCGTTTGAGTGTTGACTTTACTTCTTTCGGTCTCCACTTCTTACTGTAGATCGCTGATCCGTCATCATTGAATCGATTGGTCTTTATGCCAAAATTTACCTGTCGCATCTTCGCATTTTTGTAGACAGGACTTTTATCTGTCGGATCAAAGTATTCCCAGAGCTTACGATTGATACCGACAATACCGTAGAAGCGATCTGGATTACGCTTTGAATTTGCATACTTGGATGTGAGTGCTCGTAGTGTTGCTCCGGATGATTGTCGTGTCGCAGAAGGTAAAGACATCAGCTTGGTTTTGAGGTTATTCTTAACCGGCACCAGAGCGGAACGAATAGCTTGCCGCACAATGTGCCGACGAACCTTATCAATCAGCTTAGGGAAGCCGTTGGCTACCTCTGCTGGGAGATTAAACTGGATGATTACTCGTGGCATCATATCAGTGATGGAATCAATTGAAGAGTTATCGGTTGCGAAACATTGTTGATGATGTTGATCCAGAGCTTCTTACGATCCCCCCAGTTATCCGTAGCTTCACCAGCGACCGCATAGACTTTCTGAAGAGAAGATATAACACAGAACATGCCCGCTGTGACCTGACTGGCAGGCTTGCACCATTGACCTATCAGAATGAATCGTTGCTCTGTTTGTACCCTGCCAGCATCGGTTATTTCACCGGGTGTCTTTGGTGTCTCCATTGCAAACGGACCTTTGTAGAACAAGGTGAATGCCTGAGTTAGTTCCCCGCTGGTGGTTACTGTATCAGATGGTACCCAGAATTCACAGACATGCCTCAAATTAGGTCGAGATCGACGATTGTATTTGTTCATCCTCTGGTCACTTTCCGCCAGTCTTCAGCGACATATCTGATTGCTCTGTGATCATTGAGCATATTCAGATCTCTCATCTGGCAATAGCCTTGAGGAAGTTCTGAGATAGAACCATCTGATATTGCATCGCGGTATTCGAACAGATGGTAGGCGAGTATCTTCAGCCCACGAATAGTTGACTTCGGTACCAGTGCGTATGAAGCATAGCCTGTTGTGTATGTGATTGTTATCGGGTACGGCTGTTCGCTGGCCACATCAGTAAACAATGCTGACCAGTCATCACACCACATCTTAGCAGGCTCACCTGAATAGAGGGTGTACCCTGATGCTGCAACAGTCTGAGTAGCAGCATCATTGTCTGTGTAAGAGAAGGTTGTCAGACTGCTGATAGGTCCGAAGGGTAGGAACACCAATCGATCAGCATACAGAAATGCTTCATAGGGAAGCAACAGAGTAACAGGCTTTCGGATAATGAAACGCCACTGCTCTCGTTCACAAGTGTGAATGCATTCATGCAGGAGTTCTTCCAAATCGACTGGAAGAGAAGCAGTAGGCGTATCAGGATCGAATCCTAGATTCTTCTTTACGGAATTCAGGAAGGCTGTTGTCACGATTGTGCTGAGAGCACTTTCGCTTGCATAGTCGATTGTTGCAGGCATACTAAACTCCAGGTAACAAACCGTGGTACAGCCACCCCCGAAACTGCACCACGGCTGTTTACCCTCTGGCGAGGGATATTACGTAAGCACACCAGTACCAGTTGGAGTTTGATCAGCATACTGTCGATGCGTAAGAACCTGCATAGCAGCATCCAGCGTATCAGTGTTCGTTCCTGTCAGTCGGAAACAAACAGACAGGAATGTTCCCATCCCACCTGCTACGTCTTCCGCATAGGACACTTCTTCGCTGTCCACTTCAACAGACATTGCCATATTGGCAAGAGCAGCAGAGAACACAACTGTCTTAATGACTGTGTGTGTTCCTGCCCCGGATGCAAGTGTGTTACCTGTTACAGTAACTGTTAGTGCTCCAGTCAGATCTGCATCAGCAATAACCAGCATTGCTTTTTCAAATCGTTCTGTAATTACATGAGCATTTGCAATCGATCCATTCATCGTCAGAGTACCCAATGGAGTAATCTGTGATTTACTGGAGAGATGGGAAAACTTCTGAGTAGCCATATTCGAATCCTTATGGAAAATTCATTTGAAAGAAGTACAAAGACAGGGGGTCTCACATCAGCAAGACCCTCTATCCGTGAAGATTATGCAGTCGTTGTAGACAGCACTACGAATGGAGACAAAGTCAAACCTGATCGTTTCGGGGTCATGACGCTGGTCCACCACGGGCGAGCATCATCGAACGAAGTGAACAGGAAGACTTCTTCTCTTTCAAGGAATCGAACATGGATAGATCGAGTCAAAGTACCAGTACCCCGTTCACCGAACAGGATCTGAGTAGGATTGATGCAAGCCAGG